TATGTTCTTTATATATCAGCCACAGAAGCAGGACATCTAACAAATGCCACACCAGCAACTGAAACTAATCTTATTCAAAACATAGGTAAAGTTCAGCGTATTTCTCCAAGCACTAATACAAGTATTAAAGTAGGTGGTGCAGGCAGAACAAACGCAACACCAAACTTAAATGAAGGTAATATCTTCATTGGTGATAGCACAGGACATAGTTCAACTGCAAGTTTAACAACTGAAATGGGAACAAGATTAAGTTCTTATTCAGGACATATTATCCCGTCAGCAAATGTTACATATGACTTGGGTTCTACTACAAATGCATGGAGAGATTTGTATGTTGGGCCTGGATCTCTTTATGTAGATGGACAAAAGATTGTATCAAGTGATGAAGGTACAATCGATATCACAACAGATGCTTCACAAAATCTAAACATTCAATCTGGTGGAGACTTAACAATCTCTAATACAGGTGATACAACAAGTATTAACGATACAACAGTTAACTTGGGCCCGTCAGAAGGTGGTGCAACAGTTAATATTAGAGGAACTTTAGAAACACCTGATACACATGTAGGTGATTTAGAAATAGATGCACAGCTTATCAATCAAACAACAACAAATGGTAACTTTGAAATAAGAACTAATGGCACAGGTTATACACATATTAATACAGCAGACTTATATGTAGGGCCATTAACAGGTGCTGTAAAGATTGATGAAAATAGTATTTCAGTAACAGCTGGTACTTTAACAGTAACAGGTAATCTAACAGGTGATGTAACAGGTACAGTATCAGATATTTCTAATCATGATACTGGTGACTTAGCAGAGGGTACAAACAAGTACTATACAGATGAACGTGTAGATGATAGAGTTAACACATTATTACAAGCTGGATCAAATATTACATTAACTTATGATGATAATGCAAATACTTTAACTATCTCAAGCACAGACACAGAAGACGATTTAAGCAATAATACAACAGACGATTTAGCAGAAGGTTCAACTAATCTTTATTATACCGATGCAAGATTTAATACTGCTTTCTCAGGTAAATCTACAACAGATTTAAGTGAAGGCACAAACTTATATTACACAGATGCAAGATTTAATACAGCGTTTTCTGGTAAATCAACAACAGATTTATCAGAAGGAACAAACTTATATTACACAGACAGCAGATTTGATACAAGATTAGCCACTAAAGATACAGACGACTTATCAGAAGGTTCAACTAATCAATACTTTACAAATGCAAGAGCAATCTCGGCAGTAGAAGGCGAAAGCACCTTAGATTTAACTGGTCAAGTAACTATGTCTCAGGACTTAGATGTATCAGGTCTTATTAAAATCAATGACGGCTTTACGCTTGGATCTTTTAATCCATACGGTGCAGGCACAGATATGCCTACAACTATTATGGGTGCAGGACAAGAAGGAGGTTGGGCAGCCTTAACCATTCGTAGCAGAGGGGAACACGATTTTGGATTAGGTGCTCCTTATAACTTAGCACCAAGAGGTTTATTAAATCTACAAACAGGTCGTTTAGATGGGTCAAACAATGATGACTACTTAAACAATAATGATAGCTTTGGTGCTGTTCTTTGGTCACCATATTCAGGATACAGAACAGGCACAGAATGGCTAACACCGTCAGCAAGTATCTATGGTATAGCAACAGAGGATCATAGTGCAAGTGGTATGGGAACAAAACTTGAGTTTTCAACAACAGAAAATACTAATAAAGCAGGTGCGGCAGATTTAGCACACACAAACAAAAGTGTTTATTTACAAGGTCATACTATTACTACAGATGGAACCTTAAAGATTGATGATGACTTAACTGTAACAGGCAACATTGGTAATGAAGGTTCAGCAGTAGATTTTGACGACAGTATTAAAGTAACAGGTAATGTTTCAAGTAAAATAACTACTATTGGTGACTTTACAACTTCAGATGCTTCGGCTTACGCACAAACGGGTATGCAGATTGATGCAGGAGATGTTGCTTGGCCAAATGTTACATTCAAAGAATATGCAGGCACAGATGGTGGTGGTAATAAACCAGTCAATCTATTTACAAACCCTGGATTTCAAACAGAAGTATTTGGTGGCACACCAAGTGCTCCAGCGGCATTAGGTGATGCAAAACGTATTCTTGCTGTAAATGGTAACGCGGCAGATAGTTCAACACTACCTGGTTTAGCAAACATTAGAATCCTTGGACAAACGGTTGGGCTCCAGTCAGGAACTAACAGAGGTTCGGAGTTCATCTTACAAACGACACCATCAAATCAAACTACAATCAGAGAGACATTAAAACTTCAGGGTAACATACTTCAGATTGGTGATAGTGGTTATGAAAGTGGTCACGGTATTATTAAAGCAAATGGTGGTGACTTAAAGTTAGATGATAGATTAGATACAAATGGTAACAATATTCTTAACAGTTCAGGCGATGTAACTGTAGATGATAACTTAAAAGTAAATGATAATCTTACAGTAGATGGTAATACTACATTAGGTAATGCTAATACAGATACTATTACATGTAATGCAAAACTAACAGCGGTAAATGGTTTCGTAAATACTTCATTTGATACAGCTACAGCTAACTATCTTGCAGGCTTGGGTCTTATCGATACAGGAGCACAAGCCTACGTGTCGGATGGTAATGCTGGTTCGCCTTGTTTAGCTTTCTATGATGGAAGCAACTGGAAAAGGGCACACGCACCAGGAACAAATATATCGGCAACATAATATGATTAAAACAGCGAAGAAGACAGAGAGGATCGAAAAGATGACTAAAGACACAGACACAGAAATCGCTCTGTTAAAGCGTGATGTTGAAACAATAAGAGATAACCATTTAGCACATATGGCTGAAGATATAGACAAGTTAGATAAAAAAATAGATAAGATTGATAATAGGATTTGGGCTATTTTGGGACTGCTTATAGCAAGTGTATTAGCACCCATGATAGCAAATATGTTCTAATACCTAACCAAGGGTAAATGGGAGGAGACACACTCATGTCTGAGGAAAAAGACGAAAAGAAGAAAAAAGGTGGAAGACCTCGTAAAGAGATTGACACCGAACTTTTGTACAAGTTAGCACAGATACATTGTACTATGAAAGAAATGGTAGATATATTAGGTGTTAGCGAAGATACCCTGAAAAGACGTTTTTCGGGTATTATAGACAAAGGGAAGGCAGAAGGCAAAATGCGATTAAGACGTAAGCAAATCGAAGTCGCAATGCAAGGTAACGCAGTAATGCTTATCTTTTTAGGAAAACAGATGCTTGGTCAAAGTGATACACCAGTATCTGATGAAGATAAAAACATTCTGCCATGGTCTGACGATGCCATTGAATAATGCTCAAAAAGCCGTAGCATCAAGTTCGGCAAGATTTAGAGTACTATGCGGTGGGAGACGAGTAGGCAAATCGTTTTTAGCTGTTAGGGAACTGGCAAGATTTGCTAGATACCCAGGCAAAAAATGCTTGTATATAGCACCTACATATCAAATGTGTAGAGACATTATATGGGCAGATTTGAAGGAACGTCTTGATAAACTTAACTGGATATCAAGAACAAATGAAAGTAGATTGGAGTTACAGTTGATAAATGGTTCGACAATAGCACTACGTTCAGGAGATGCTGGACAATCGTTAAGAGGCGGTGGATATGATTTTGCCGTATTTGACGAAGTATCCGACATTGACCCGGAAGTTTATTACGAAGTGGTTCGTCCAGCCTTATCTGCACAGAAGCCACCAGGCTCTGTGTTATTCTGTGGTACTCCAAAGGGATTCAACTGGTTTAAGGATCTATACGACCTTGGTAAAGGTAGTGATCCGGACTGGGCGAGTTTCCAATATACTACGATCCAAGGTGGCCAAGTCCCACAAAGTGAGATTGATGCCGCTAGGCGTGACTTAGATGAAAGAACGTTTAAGCAAGAATATGAGGCTCAGTTCCAAACATATTCAGGCATAATCGCTTACAACTTTAGTGAGGACAATATCGTAGATTGGAAGCCGCACCCAGCGAAACATATATTGATTGGCATGGACTTTAACGTAGATCCAATGTCAGCAACAGTAATGGTTCAAAGTGCAGACAGAAAATCATTACATGCTATAGATGAAATATCAATATATGGAAGTAATACTAATGAAATGTGTGATGAAATAAAAGCAAGATATCCTAATCAAAGCATCATTGTTTTTCCAGATCCTAGTGGGATACAAAGAAAAACTAGTGCTAATGGTAGAACAGATATCTCTATATTACAGAATGCAGGCTTCAAAGTATTACATAGACCAAGACATCCTGCAGTACGAGATAGAATAAACTCTATGAACTCACTACTTAAAAATGCAGACGGTGAAAGAAGATTTTTTGTAGATCCAAAGTGTCGTAACTTGATACAGGCTCTACAAAGATATGTCTACAAATCCGGGACACAAATCCCTGATAAAGGCAAATGGGATCATATTTTTGATAGCGCCTCATACGCTGTTGAATACATGTATCCGGTGACTAAAAAAGTCGAACTAGATAACAACACAAAAACATTTGGAGTATTTTAACCATGAACTTAGATTATAAACATCCACTATACGAGCATTATCTAAGCCGTTGGCACTATTACTCGGCAAGTTACAAAGGTGCTGAAGATTATAGGCACCATAGCTTAAGGATGCTTAGAGAGTATCTTTTCGAACACGATGCACCGGGTAATCAATATGGTCAGCGTCTTGAATATACAGCTTTAGACAACTTATGTAAACTAACAGTTGACACATACAGAAGTTTCTTATTCAGAAGCACACCAGTAAGAACATTTGGATACTTACAGGGTAATCCGCTTATTGAAAGATTTATGTATGATGTAGACTTTGAAGGTAAAGACCTAGATGACTTTATGAAAGAAGCAAACGATATGGCTATGGTATATGGTCAAGTTTGGATTCTAGTAACTAAAGGATTCCAAGAAGGTGTGATTACCTTAGAACAAGAAATAGAAAACGATATTAGACCTTATGCTAAAATCTTTACACCAGAAAATGTATGCGATTGGGAATATCAACGTATGCCAAACGGTTCAGAGAAACTAGTATATGTAAAAACAAAAGAATATGTAGGCCCAAGACAAACACGTTATATCGAATGGACAGCAGAAGATATCAAAACATACGAAGTACTGTATGATGATAACGGTGAAGAAATCGAAGTAACAATGACTGAACTACAAATGAATGCTATTGGTGAAGTTCCGTTTGTTCAACTAAAAGCAAATCCATCACAGTACAAAGGTATTGGTGCAAGTGATATTGGTGATGTTGCTAAAATACAACAAGCGTTATTCAACTTGCTATCAGAAGCAGAACAAGGTATTCGTATTTCAAACCATCCTACACTTGTGAAAACACAAGATGTTACAGCAACAGCCGGTGCTGGTGCAGTTATCAATATGGATAGCAATATGCCAGCAGACTTACGTCCTTATCTTATTGAACCAAATGGTACTAACATTGATAGTATCGTATCAATGATTGAACAACACATTCAAGCATTCTTACGTATGACACATCTTGGTGCTATTATGGCGGCAAAAGGTATGAGCATCAAGTCCGGTATTGCCCTATCTACAGAGTTTGAAATGTTAAACACAAGATTAGCAGACAAGTCAGCCAAACTAGAACAAGCAGAGTACAACATGTGGCAACTGTTTTATAAATGGTCAAGTCTACAAATGGATCCAGAGTTTAATGTACTTTACAAAAAGACATTTGACTTACGTGATGAACATGCAGACCTATCTTTATTAAATCAAGCACTACAAGTTGGTGTAAACTCTGATACATTCACAAAAGAGATCCATAAACAGATTGCACGTATTGTTATTGAGAATGGAGACAAACTTGATGATATTATGGCAGAGATTGATGGTGGAGAGTTAACACATGAAACTGTTACACCAGAAACTAAACAGCCACATATTGAAGCAATGATTATGGAAGGTATGACTGATGCACAAATGCTTGAACTTCATCCAGAACTAACACAAGCAGATTTAGATGAAGCAAAAGCGAAACTATTGGAGAATAACTAATGCCTTATCATAAAAAGAAAAAGAAATCAACCAAATCATCTTCTGGATACGGTTATAAATCAAAGTCCACAAAGATGTCAAAAAGGAAAAAGAAATGAAACAAGTAAAAGCAATGTATCATGACGCTGATGACAACGTTATTGGTCAAGTGAAGTTTGATGTTCATTATGATGGCACAATAGTTGATGAAAGCGTGATTTACGACAATGCTCCAGAAGGTTGGAAGTGTTGTTGTTGGGATGAAGGTAAGATTGAAGCAAAACTTACTGAAATCCGTAAAAAAGTTAAAAGCAAAAAAGCGGCAAAAAAGATTGCTGATGCTTTTGAACTAGACCTAAATACCGTCGAAGATAATGGTGATTTAGACTAAGATAAATACTAAAAAGGAACATAAAGGAGATTATAACTATGACCGAACAGAGTGTGACTTCGGGTGATGCAAACGCTACAGATACTGGCGCTGACGTTAATACTGCATCGACAAATCAACAAGACCAGGAAGAGCGTAACTTTACTCAAGCAGATGTAGACAAAATCGTTCAAGCAAGATTAGAGAAATATAAAAAACGTTTCTCCGATATTGACATGAATGAATATAAAAGTCTTAAACAAGCAGAGGAAGAACGTGAGTTAGAGGCGATGAAAAAGCGTGAGGAGTTCGACACTATCCTTTCTCAACAGAAAGCAAAATATAGTGAAGAAATCAACACACTTCGTAGTCAACTAACCGGACTTAAAGTAGATGGAACTTTACTAGATGTAGCGGCAAAACGTAATGCTGTTAGTCCAGAACAAGTTGCAGTACTATTAAAAGATAAAGTTGGGTTAGATGAGACAGGTCGTCCAGTAGTATTTGACGAAAATAAATCAGTCATTTACGACCCTGAAACAGCAGAGCCTAAATCATTGGCGTCATTGGTGAATGAGTTCTTGGATGCAAATCCACATTTCATTCGTTCAGGCCCAAGTGGAGTAGCAAGTTCAGGAGCAACAGGTAATGTTGCATCTACTGTTACAAAACAAGATTTAAGTTCTCTTGATTTAACAAACCCTGCTGACCGCCAGAAATATAAAAAATGGAAAGCGGAAGGCAAAATATAACGTAGTATTAATAAAGGAGACCAGAAATGGCAAATGAAAACTATGTATCCGCTATTAACTCGGACGCTTTATTCGTCCCACTAAAAGCGGCAACAGTATATGCGGCTCACGAAGCATCATTATTCTTGGGCGGTAATCTTATTCCTGTAGTTAATGCACCAAACGGTGTTCTACAGGTTCCAGAACTAGCGGCAGTAACAGCACAAACTGTATCTGCTGAAACAAACGCAGACTTGGAATCACGTCTTCCAGCTGACACAAAAAACACAATCACATGTAACCTATACGGTGCAAGGAGTGTTGTGAGAGACTTAGGGAACATCGACCTACAAGAAATCGGTCGTTCACTAGGTAACGCAGTTGCAAAAGCATTTGACGAAGATGTAATCGGAGTTATCGGTGCAAACACAACTGAACAAGAAAACACTGAAAGTTCACGTGACCTAACTGTAGATGAAATCTTCAAAGCAGTTGGTACAATCCGTGGTAACGGTGAAATGGGTCAGTTATATGGTATCGTATCAACAAACGTATACTCAGAGCTAATGAAAGACATTGGTTCAACATCATACGCTGGTGGTGATTTCCAAACTGAAGCACTAAGAACTGGCTTTATGGGTAACATTGGTGGAGTTCAAATGTTTGTATCTTCATACCTAACAGATGCTAACGCAGGTTTGTCATCTCACAATGTTCAGTGTGCAATCTTTGGTGCAGACGCATATCGTATTGCAATGCAGGCTAACGTAAACATCGAAGTTCAGCGTAGAGCGGCTGCGGTAGGTAATGATGTTGTTGCATCTTTACACGCAAAAGCTGGCGCAATCGATGCCGGTCGTTCAGTACTAATCATTGACGAAAGTGCGTAATAATAATATTAGAAGTTAGGAGAGTAAGATGTCAGCATATGCAACAGATGAAGATTTAGTAGCGATTGTTCCAGATATTTTTGACCACGGTGTTGAAAGTTTTACGGCTGAACTTAATCGTTCAGAAGATGACGTTCAAAGACGTATCAAAACAGATTGGTGGATGATTGAACATGATCCAAACTTATTTGATGCTACCAAGTTGAAAGGATCAGAACATACTCGTACTGTAATCTATCATGCGTTGGCATACTACATCTTACCTCGCTTGAGTAACTTTCAAGAAAACGATACTTTCCAAAACCAAATGCAGTTTTATCGTGACCGTTATCAGGAAGAGTTTAAGGCAGTTCTTAATGCTGGTATCTCTTATGATGATGATGGTGATAGTGTATACTCACAAACAGAAATAGATTATGTCAAAACAGAAAGGCTTTATAGATAATGGCATCTGTTCGTAAAGATATAATCAATGATGTTGTTGAGAAACTAAAATCGATAACTTCACCACGTATTGGAAAAGTGAGTGAGAAGCCAAGTGATTTTACAAGGTTAGCCCGAACAGCATATCCACTTGTACAAGTGAATGTGTCAGGTGAAACTAAAGAAGATATTGCAATGGAGTGGAGACTATCTACTCTTGAAGTTGATATCACAGTTCATCTAGAAGGCAAATCCAAAACTGAAAAGACTGAGGAACAACTAAGTGAAATCGTAGAAGCTATCGAAGAAAAACTTGAAGGTGACAGAACAAGAGATGGTAAGGCTCAAATAACAGAAATATTAGAAGTCGGTGAGATGGTTGTTACAGACTATCCCACTGTAAGCCAAACAATAAGAGTAGGTATTCAATATACGTACTCTAGAGGAAACACTTAACATTAAAGGAGACCAGCAATGGCAAATGTAATACATTCAGGTTCTCAAGGCACTGTGTATATTGGTTCAACAGCGATTGCATCTATTCGTTCTTTCTCTTTAGAAGAAACACAAGAAACAATCGATGCTACAACTATGAATACATCAGGTGTTGCTTTTAGAACTAACAAACCTACATTCAAATCATGGTCAGGCACAGTAGATGTGTTCTGGACAGTAGACGAGAATGCAGACCCGCTATCTTCAAATGTAACAGAAGGTGGAGCATCACTAACTCCAGGTTCAACAGAAGTTACTTTACACTTCTGGCCTAATGGTGATAACTCATATCATCTTGGTTACACAGGTAACGCACTAATCACTTCAAGAACTATTTCATCATCAGTTGATGGTATGATTGAAGCGTCTGTATCAGTTATTGGTACAAGTGCAATCGCTACTGAGAACGCGGCGTAAACTATGATAAAGACCAGTCTTTCTAAAGGTATAAGAAAAAATACTTTAACAAATAAAGTCAAGTCCATGATAGATAAAATGGAACAAGACTTTCATGATGAAGTAAAATCTCGTACTCCACGAAAGACTGGTCGAGCCCAAGATGGGTGGAAACGTACAGCTACTGGTAGTGAAAACACAGTACCATATATAGCTGTATTAGATAGAGGAAGAAAACTTGGAACACGTAAAGGTGCCAAAAAGGCATTTATGCAAGGTTCTGACCAAGCACCGCAAGGCATGACACGTCCTGCGATGCAAACAATAAAACAACGATTTGCAAAAGGAACATACTTAAAATGAGCAAAGACATACTAAAGAAAGCCAAAGCACACTTTAACGAGCATGTTATTGGCGACTTAAAATCAATCGAAATCCCTGAATGGGATACTACCATTTATTATAGAAATGGTACTAACTTCGCACAAGAGGCTAAAGTTATTGAACTACAAAATAGTGGTAAATCAGCAGAAGCCTTAGTACAAGTTTTAATCAATCGTGCTTTAGATAAAGATGGGAAAAAGATTTTCTCAGACCATCAAAAAGCCGAACTAATGAACTCAGTTGATCCTGCTGTTATCTTAAAGACAGTTACAGAGATTAACAGCAACAAGACCCCTAGCATAGAAGAAGCTGAGGGAAACTAAAAGCCGATAGGCACCTCTGGAGCCTATTCTATCTTGCACACGAAACCGGCTACAAGATAGAAGAAGTTCTAGAAATGGACTACACCATTGTGACCTATTGGTTAGCATTCTTGAAGGAGAAAGCAGATGGCAACAAAAGAAACAGTAGAACTCGTAGTCAAACTGGACGACAAAGCATCCCGCCAGTTAAGAGACATAGATAAAGCACTCAACGGTCTTAATGGTCGAATGGGTGGGTTGTCTGTGAGTTCTGGAGCAGCCGCCGGAGCCTTAGGTGGATTAACTAGTAGATTATCCGCCGCAAAAATAGGTGTTGCCGCACTTGGTGTTGCCGCTGTAGCAACAACAAATGCTATCTTAAACTCCGCAAGAGCATACGAAAATACAGTTAACCAGCTTAATCTTGTTACTAAAGGTACAGATGATTATAACAAAACAATCCAAAGATTAACTCAACTAGCACAAGAAAACAGAACATCATTTGATGCTACTGTTGAACTTTACACTAAACTAAAAGTTGCTACAGAAGAACTTGGCACATCAACTAGTGATGTTGAGATTATGACCAGTAAACTATCTAAAGCACTAGCAGTTGCTGGTGCTGATGCTGGAACAGCCAATGGTGTTATTAGACAGTTTGGTCAAGCAATGGCTTCTGGTACAGTTAGAGGTGACGAGTTCAACTCTATTGTTGAAGGTCTTGGTCCTGCACTTAATATCATGGCAAGAGAAAGTGGTATTACAGTTGGTGAACTACGTAAGATGTCTCAGTCAGGTCAGTTGACTGCTGAGAGATTTTCTAAGATGCTATTAAACTCAACTGCACTTGATGAAGCATTTGATAAACTTAATCCTACAATGGATCAAATCGACCAAAGATTTTCAGATGCAAACCAAAGATTGTTTGTTGCTATCGATAGGTTCTTAGGCTTATCAGATGCAGTTAAATCATCAAAAGAAGCATTTACAGTATTCGCAGAAGCAATGACAATGGCTCTGACACCAGATGCAGATCCATTAGTAAGTGAAATAGAACGAGTACGAAATCAAATCAAGTTGTTAGAAAAACAAGCAACAGAGTTAGCACCAATACCAATGCCAAAGATATCTATAGAGTTTGGTGGTATCGATGATGGGAAAAAGAAGTTAGATTCCAGTGTTCGTGAAATCCCTGATATGGCAGAACTAGAAGTTATCGCCTCTGGTGGTACTGAAATAGACAAGTTAAAAGATAAACTAAGACTACTTAATCTGCAACTGTTTAGACGAGCAGAAGCAGAAAGTATAGCAAACTTTGAAGCATTCAAAGCCGCACAAGAAGATAAGAAAAGAGCAGAAGAAAAAGCGGCAATCATAGCGGCAGAAAAAGCACAACTAGACTTGATGAAAAAGATCCGTGATGCAGAAGCGGAATCAATGAAAAATCTTGCTATCTTTATGAAAGAACAGAAAGCCGCACAAGATTCCTTAATAGCATCTAATGAGTCCGCACTGAATACAGAAAATGAGTTAAGATTAACATATAGCCGTAATCGTGAAACAATAGCCGAACTTAATAAAATATTAAAACGAAATGTTGATTTAACAGATGAACAAAGAACACTTATACCACAAATCATACAAGGTCTAACAGACCAAAACAATACAATACATCATCAAATAAAATCAGGTTCACAGTTATTTGAAATATATCAAAACACAGCACAAGCATTAAGAGACAACAAAACAGAAAGAGAAAATCTATTAAATGCTGTTTCTCAACTAGAAATGCAAATGTCTAGTGAACAGTTCCAGACAGAAGAAAATGCCGCATTGATGCATGGATACAATGAAGCATTAAAAGAAAATGCTGACAGAAGAAGGGAACTATTAGGTCTTCCATTAACTGATGAGATGACTTTAGAAACTCTTACAAAAACTGTAGATGAAAATATTAGAAACGTAGCGGCAAATGAAGAACTGTTGAGATTATTCAAAGAGTTAAATCCTACAGTAGAACAACTAGCAGAAGCATATAAAGTATTAGGTCTATCAACACCGCTCCCACCAAAAGTATTAGAAAGTTATGATGACTTTGTTAAACGTATGGATGAAAGTGCGAGTGAAACAGTTAATCTTACAAAAAATCAGCAAAAGCTATTTGAAACATTAAAGAAAACAAAAGAAGAAACAGGAAAACTTACAGAAGAACAACAAGTACAGTTTGAGCAACTTAAAAGAATATTTGAAGAAACAGAACAAGAAGGTTTTGATTTAGGTAAGGCTCTAAATGATACATTAAACAAAGCAGTAACAAATGTATCTGGCACATTAGCCGATATGTTATTAGGACTTGGTAATGGATTTAGTGACCTTGAAGATTTAGCATTAAATACTGTAAGAAACATCATTGCCGCTCTTATTGAAGCACAAATACAAAAGATGATATTAGGCAACGGTATGGGTGGTATAGGTGGTATAGGTGGTATGTTTGCAGGAGTAGGCATGTCTTCTATGATACCAGGTATAGGTATAGCTTTAGGTATAGGTGGATTATTAGGTGGATTGTTTGCTGATGGTGGTAATGTCCCTAGTGGCAGAAAGCCTATCGTTGTAGGTGAAAGAGGGCCAGAACTATTCTTACCGGGTCGATCCGGACAAGTCGTTTCCAACGAACAGTTAAATACAATGGACGGTGGTGGTGACTTATCTGTAACATTTAACATTAACGCAATAGATACCCAAACAGGCGCAGAGTTTATTGTAGAAAATAAACGAGTTATCACAGGAGTTATACAAGATGCGTATAGACGCCGTGGTGCTCAAGGGCCGTTAGGGTAATAGGAGAAATATATGCCAAGTTTAGTAGCGGCGAGCCTAGCAGTATCGCAAAACTTTGTGGACAATCTTGCCAATCTATCATCATCGACAGAGTTCATTAATGATAGTGCAGATTTCTTACCACAACTACATATAGATGCACCAAGTGATGTAGAAATCTTAAGAACGTTTCCTTTTTTAACAACCTTAAAAGCCATGGCAAACGCTTTAGAAGAAGCTGGAGTTATAGCGTCTTCTCAACAGAACCCACACAGCTACGACAAATACACAATGGCAGAAAAAGTATTTGCGTATCTTAACACACATTTAGATTTTGCATCAGCCAAAGCACCAACTGTTATTCAAACAGCTTACGAGGCAGGTTATATCATGTCTCAAAAAGATTTCTGGACAAACGCAAAAGGTTTATATACATTATTAGAAGATCCTGGATTTGGAGCAACCGGCGTATCACTTGATAGCGGAACACATCAAGGCGGACACCATTATGTAACAGCACCAACAAATGTTAACTGTAACACACCAACAAATACAGGCAGTTATCACTCAAGTCCAGTAACAGCACAGATTTCAGCAACCTTAGGCACAAATAGTTTCATAGATTACGCAGACTTTACAAATGACGGTTCTGTAGATTATGTCGATGTAGATACATCAAATACAGGTATTGATAGTGATGATATCGCAGGATTTAGCTTTGAAGTATCTGGAGCACAAGGAACAGATACAAGTGGTTCAGCTTTATCGTTGAACCTACATTATCCTTTCAATGATGTTCCAGGTGGTAACGCAGGACATCATAAAGCAACATCAACTGGTATATCTGGTGTATTTGGCACAGTAGCATCACAAGATTATAATATGTTAAACTTTCTAACTCCATCAGAAGCAGACTTAACAAGTTCTTCAGCATATGGAGCCACACAGTTTGGTTACACAGGAACGATTACATTCCCAACTCGAACAAATGTATTTGATGGCGCACCAGCAAGTACATCAACAAAAGGTGCTATATTACATATGAAGCCATCAGAAGGTATCAGTTCTTATAGCAGAAATATGAGTGGTGATGCTTCAGATGTAAATCCAGAGTTTGGTTTAGCGTTTCCATTTTTTGGGGATCAACCAACACAATGGTCAGCACCAACCAGTTATACAGATATCGACTTAACAGATTTACAAGCCACTGATGGAACATTTCTACCAAGTGACCATGTAGTAACAGGATTAAAAGTTTATAGAGATGGCACTTTGATAGCTACGCTAAACACTGATGGTGCAGAACAAGATATTAATGAAACAAGCACTTTACAATGTTGGCAAAGATATGGTTCTGTTTCTAACCCACCATTGACTATGAAACTAAACACAACAGCAAACAAAATACAGATTAAAAAGAAATCAACAAATCAACTTGAAGGTTGGGGCTGTGCTTTCTTTGACTTTGAACCTTTCTATACAAGTGTGAGTGAAGGCGTTTCTGTTTCAACAGGCAAAAGATTTCATGTAGCTTTTCATAGATTATGCACCTGGAACTTGGACTTCGCCAGAGCAACACCGGTAATCAAAAATATAGGTGTCGGTGTATCTGGTAATATGACCGCTAATGTAACAGACGATGGTGGAGCAACTGTAGGTCTAACTGGTTATCAAGGGCCTTTTTCAATCGCAAGTGTTTCTGTTTCAACAGCAGGCGCAGGTTATGATGATGGAGAAAGCATAACATGTACTATGCCTACACCAGCTGGAAGATATTATCAAAACTTCTATGGTGGTCAAAATGTTGTTGGAACAAGAAGTAATAACAATCCAGATATTAAAAACGCAGAAGCAACTGCTGATGTAACTGTAACAGACGGTAGATTGGCAAGAGAAGTAGAAGTTATCTATCATAGCACAGATACATTCAATACACCCGGATCCCACGATTATAGACAAAGAGGATTCTTGGGTGCAGACTTTAACTATGAAAAAGACAACTTCGCAAGAAGATTTACACTAACAGGTGATAATAAAATATCAGCTATTGATACAGCTAACGCAACACCTAACACAACAGTAGGAACAGACAGTTCTCCTGGATATGAATACAATATTAACTATTATCATGCTTCACAGAACCCACACGGTAACAACACAGGTTATGTATCACATACATTTGATACTGGAGAAGATGATGAAAGATATTTCTCAAAAGCAACAGGTAGTTTTGATGTAACAGTGTCTGGTGGAGTAGTCACAGCTATTACACCAAGAAGCAGAAATGATGCCGCAGGAACATCAACACAAGGTGGTTGGAACTATGGAACAAACAGTGATTATACAGAACTTGAGTTCTATCAGGATCCAGCTGTAACTTTTCCAAGTGATTATGTAGCACCTTTTGTTCATATCAGAACAACAGCAACAGCAGATAACTCACAAGGCAACAAAGCAACAGTAGATATTAATGATAGCGAGTTAGAGTTCTATCATGGTAAGAATATTCCTGATAACGCTTTCTTGTATGCTATGGCACCTGGTTCTGGTGATAAAGCAATGGCAGTTCAACCTGATACAGACTTTAATCTGGATGAATGGTATGAAAGAAACTGGAGACCAAGCATAACTCCAGCAACGGTAAGAATAAATGTAGAAAGACCTGTACTATCAACAGAAAGTCGTGGGCTTAAAACTAAAACAGTTGGTACTGGAGCACACAGATATAGCTTTGAGTTTGAATACCCACCAATGACGCAAACAGAAGCAGAAGAAGTACTAACACTATTCGACAAGTTCAAAGGTGCAACACAAGAAATACAGTTAAACATTCCTAAAAACGCAATACAATATTTAGGTGGTATTATTGAAGACTATTACATGTCTCGTAAGCCAACTATTGTAGCAAATGGATCACTTGGTAGCAATGAGATTGTTGTCGATGGGTTTCAGGATAGTGGTTCAACAAGTATTCCAGTAAATACACATTTCACTATTCAAGGCTTCAAAAAGATTTATAAAGTTGTAGGAACAACAGCACCAAACAAATATGGTAGAGCCGAACTTCGTATTGAACCACCGCTTGTAGGTAATAGAACAGGTTTCTATTTAGATACAGATAACTTTAACGCTTTAGGTAGAGAATACTTTATGATAAGAGCGTTTGTAGAAGATGCTGGTCTAGATTATACTGTAGATGCCGCAGGCATGTATAGATTATCACCTATTAGATTTAGAGAGAGTTTATAATGAGCAAAGGTATAGGTTCAACAATACAAACAGAACTTGATAAACCAAGTTTTAACATAGTAAATCTACTACAGTTTCAAAATATTGGTGGGGTAAATACATATATAACTGATGCTCCTGTAGATATATCAGCACATTCGCAAACATATCTATCTGGTAGAGGTATGTTAGCTGTATCTGATATACAAGAAGCGGAAGAGTTAAAGATTGAAAGTGTTGAGATTACACTATCAGGATTGGAAAGTGAAAATGTTAAGTTATTCCTTGATTATGATTACATTGATAGGCGTGTTCTCATCTATAGAGCGGTTATCGGTAATGATTATGCCGTTATTGGCGATCCTATAATAGTATTTGATGGAAGATTAGACCAACCTAAAGTATTAGAAGACTTTAAGGCAGGTAAAGCAACATTAGGTATCACAGCAACATCACATTGGGCAGATTTTGAGGCAGTATCTGGTCGTCATACAAACGATACAGAGCAACAAACTCTATATTCTGGTGATACATTCTTTCAAAAAGCAACTGAAACACAAAAGGATGTAAAGTGGGGCAGAGATTAATAGATGTTTGGTCAAGAGGTAAAGTTGGACAACCGTTTATATGGGGAAAAAATGATTGCCATTGGATATTGTACGATTTTGTTAAGATAAGCAATCCAAACTGGACTGATCCTAACAACATGGCACGATACAGAGGTAAATACACAGATAGAGCGGGTGCTAACGAACTTGTGAAGACATTAGATATAAAAAAAGAACTAAAACAAGCAGGATATACAGAAATGCAACCTAATAAAACACAAACAGGTGATATTGTATGCGTTCAAATGAAAAACTCTGCATACGACATGTATATGCCAGTTATATTCAATAGAACTGTACTTGTAGGTGATCCTATGAGTAAAACTATTATTCAACAGAATATGGATACATTTACGAAACCATATACCGTATTTAGGAGAGAAGTATAATGCCAGCCGCCGCCCCTTTCTTTGGTGCTATTGGAGGATTTCTTGGATTTGTCGGTACTACCGCTGTTATTGTTGGTGCCATTGTAGCTATTGGTACAGTTGCGTTAGCTTCCAGAGCCTTAAAAAGAGCAAAACAGAAAAAACAAAATCGTGGAATATCAGGAACACTTATTACTAAATCAGGTAGTACTGAAAACATACCAGTTATATATGGTGAGCGTAGAATAGGTGGTCACAGAACATTTATTGGTTCAACAGGAGACAAAAACAAGTACTTGCATGTTGTAGAAAGTTTATGTGAAGGGCCTATTGAAGGACTACAAGAAATATATTACAATGATGAACTTGTAGCTACATCAAGCGACAATGGTGCTACACTAGACTTTTCAGCAGGTTCTACAGACTATAGTTCTAAAGCAGACGCAAAGTTTTTTGACGGATCACAATCTGCTATGATATCAGGAACAGTTTTAGGACAATCTATACACCCTGATTGGCCTTCAGGTGCTGTTGGTAATAAAGTAGCATACATCTATCATATATTAGAATGGGATGATGATTTATTCGCAAGTGGTCTTCCTACTATTACATACAAGATTAAAGGTAAAAAAGTTCCTGCTTTAGGTGCCTCACAAAGTTCAACACTAACATATTCTAATAACCCAGCAAGATGTATCTATGATTATTTGACTAACGAAGTTTATGGTAAAGCTATCCCTATAGATGTTATTGATGCTGGTTCTGGATCAAGTTTTGAAACAGCAGAAACATATTGTGCCGAAAGCGTACAGAAAACAGCTACACCCGGTGATGGTAATGAAACAAGATATGAATGTAACGGATATTTAGAAACAGATGAAAGTTTATTAGATAACCTTGAAAGTCTTTTAACTTCATGTCGTGGTGGTCTTATCACTGGAGACAAATATAAACTTATATTAGATAAACCAACAACTGCCTTGACTACTGTACTAAATGATGATAACATTGTAGGTAGTATATCTTTCTTACAAGCTAACAAAAAGACTTTAGCAAATACAGTTAGAACAGTATTCCCTAACAGAGAAGATCCTTTTAACTTTCAGGAAGATGTTGATATAACTGATGATAATACTTATGGTACATCACTACAAACTGCTGATGGGTTAAAACTACAACAAGATATTACATTAAATCATACTACAAGCAAACACATGGTAAAAAGAATAGCAACAGAAGAAATCAATCAATCTCGTCAATCTGGTATATTAGAGATAGAAGTTGATCCAAGTTTGATAGATTTAGAAGTAGGAGATGTTGTTAAGTTCTCAAATACAACTTTAGGACAAACAGAAAAGACATATCGTATTATTCAAACCGTTCTAAAAGCTGACCATAAAATATTGTTAAATATGAGAGAGTACGATGCTAATGTTTATTGGGATAACAATAAAGGCATCATAACTAACAACAAAGACGATACGGACCATTAAATATGAGCGTTATTACACCAACAACAGACTTTGCTACATTTAATACAGATGATATTTCTGAAGGTAGTAGCAACCTATATTTTACAAATGAAAGAGTAGATGATAGAGTAAATGGCTTATTACAAGCTGGTGCAAACATTACTCTTACATACGATGATGTCGCAAACACACTAACGATTGCGGCAACAGAAGATAATCTATCAAACAATGATACAGATGATTTAGCAGAAGGATCTACAAACCAATACTTTACAAATGCAAGAGCAGTATCGGCAGTTCTAAACAC